AGGTTTACTATAAATCCTTTTTGCAGTTTCCATCATCTCTGGTGTAAATTCTTTATTACCATGATTTCTGCTTATATCTAATACACGCTCTGCTAAAGAAACATTCATGTACCAATCTTTTTGTGGTGATTGGGTTGCTATAGCAGCGGCCACTACTTCAGGCGGATAATTATACGTTTTTGAAAACCTATCTATAATATCTCTAGCGCCATCATACCATAATGAAGATCTTTCTCTAAACTGTTCAGGATAAGTATCATGAACAAACAAAATATTATTTGTCATGGCCTGTATGTGATCTTCGATTATTTCTTCATTTGAAAAGTTTACGTAAAGTTTTGAGTTACCTGATAAATTATATCCTTTAATTAAATTAGCAGCTTTTTCAGATAACTTAGAATCATTTTTAATTATATCACCATTTATAAATAATAGATTAGTGGATGGATCTACTTCTCTTGATTTTGCTGTAGGAAATCTTGTGCTAACTGTGTGTTCCTGTCCCACTGCTCTTGTTCTAGATCTCATGGTTCTTTTTGCATCAACACCACGTTTTTGATTTATGCCATCTTTATAAGCCTGATCATACTTCTTAGCTTGATAAGTTTCTGGAACTCTTAACTCGTAGAACATAGCCGCCATAGTTCCACGGAAAGGGTCATTGATCCAATAACCTGTAGCACCAGACTCTTTGATCATCCTTTCTTTAGCAGTAGTTATGTAATTAACACGACCAGTTGGGTCTTTAATATCAGGCCTATCTTTATCTAATTCTGCATTTGCTGCATCATTGAATTTTTCTGGATCTGCTTCCCAATCATACATACCTTCATATGGCACATCCAGTTCGTATATATTATCTCCTAAGTTTTGTTCCGGATTATAGCCGTTAGGATCAGATATATTTACAGCAAAATAGCTTCTGGCAGGATATCCTTCAAAAGTTCTTCTCCTCTCTTCTCCCCGCATAAATAAATTAGACCTTTGTTTTTCTGGGTCTATGCTTTGCAGGCCCTCGATAGGAGAGAAATGTGTTAGCTTGACTGTCCTTTGCGGAGATAGCTCAGGTTCCCTCCTTTCTTTTGTCGGTTCAATCGTGCTTCGTATAACGCTCCGTCTTCCATCTCTTCTTGCATCTCTTCCTCGGTCAGTTGCATCATCTCTTGTTTCACTAAATCGTTCATCTTCTCGAATTGCTCTTTCATCTACTGCTCCTTCTATATTATTAGCTAATCCCTCTGTCTGCACAAAATCAGATAGTAAAGTTATCTTTTGATCTGCATATATTGTTTCTTCAGCTTTATTTTTACTATTTCTATTATGGTCCCCAACAGCATCACTGTAGTTAAGCCATGAGTTTTGTCCTCTTGTTTCTGTAGTCATGGCTCTAGCAGCTAACGGGGTGTACATACGGCTATGTGCCTGCCATGCATTTTCTTCACCTCTAGCTGTAAATGTCGCACCTTCTAGCGCATGACCAAAGTAATCATGCACTATTCTAAATAAATCATTATAACGTACATCACGGCCATCAATTATCTCACCAGTTGTCTGTAGTAATGGGTTCTCTGCTATATCTTGCTCTGTAATAGCTTCACTGCCAAAGCCATCGTCTGTAGCGAAAACCCACATATGATTATTATTAATATCTTGTAATAAATCTTTAGATCCTTTTGGATATGGGTTTGCTTGATCTGGCTTAATAAACTCTATTTGTATTCCTGTATCTTTTATAAACAACCATTGATTAAATGTTTCATCAGCCATAGCTTTGTATGCCTGTATTACTTCAGGATTAGTAGGATCGTGCTTTGCTTCATCAAAGTCTTTAGCTATTCTTCTAGCTAATTCTTCATTTACTTGCACATACCTATCAGGCCGTGTATTAGGCATACCTATTGATTGTAAATATCTAGACTTAACAACATGCGCTATAGGCAAGGGTCCTATAGAACCTCTGTGTAAATCTGGTAATCTATCAATAATTATACGTGATCTACGTGGCTCAGTAACAGTTTCAGGGTCATCCGGTTTTCTATCTCTTCTGCCTATCTGCTTTTCTATCTCTGTTGTGCCTATGTTTTCAAATATCTGATCTGCTTCTGTAAAACCCTGATCCGCATGCGAACCAAATATAGACTTAAAAAATGCAACAATTCTGTCAAAAAGACTCTTAGGTTTACCACCAAGTTTAAGTTTGTTGTCAGTATAATCTCTATACATTTCTGCAATAGCTTCTTCAATTATTTGATCCTCTGGCATACCGGTCCGCATATAAGCATGACTAGCTCTTTCATAATAAGTGTAACTTCTAGTGGTATCTTTGCCCTTTGATCTTTTGACATACTTTCTAGTCATAGCCGCTCTTGTTAGTATGTCATATTCTTGATCTGTAAATACATTTAGACTTTTCAATGCATGAATAACTTCATGATTCATGACACTGGCTAATTTAGCCTCTAATTCAGCATCAGTCATATTAGGATCGTATATTTCCATAGCCAACGCTATAATACGTTTACCATCAGGCGATACCTCTTGTATCCCCTCAGTAATACCTATGTCTTCTCCTCTAGCTAAATCTTCTGTAAGTTGAACTTGATCTAGTAAAGGTTTGCCCTCTAATCTAACATCTGTTAGACCTATTCTATTAAGCTCTGCTCTAAGGGCATCAAGCACACGCTTTTGCTTTAATACATATTCTGGAGTTTCTTTTGTTTTAGGGGCTTGATCAAAGACCTTTTTGGGTGCAAGTGATGGTGCTATTCTTCTTGCTTGTATTGTTTGTTGACCTTCTACAGCTTGATTTGCTTTGTTTTCTAGATTAAAAGCCTCTAACTGCACATCACTATATCGTCTTTGTAGTATATCTAACTGTTGATTTAATGTTTCAAAGTTTACAGGGTCATTTACAAGTTGCTCTTGTTGCTTTCTTAATTTATTTTCTGCATCTCTAATTTGTCTTGCTCTTTCTGATAAAGCATTGGCTTGATCTATAAAATCTAAATTAATATCTACCTGACTTCTAGGTGAATATTTTCCTTTTCCATCATATTGTAATACACCAGAGCCTAACATTTGTGCCAAAGCTCCATCGGCAACATCATCTGGCATTTTTTCTTTAAATAATTTTTGATATACTCTTTTTGCCGCAGCTTTATTAATTACTTTTTGTTTCAATAAATTTTCTTGAAACCTTACTATTCTATCTCTTGTTTCTTGTGCATCGAGTTCTGCTTCTTCTTCAACAACTACATTATCTTCTATTGGTAGTACTTTATTTAAAGTGGGTTTTTGTAAAGTTTTTTCTCTTAAAGATGCCTCAGGTCCAACAACCTCTTCTAATTCCTGCATTGTTACTGGATCATCTACAGGTATACCTTTTTTTAATTCTATTCTTTGTTTACGTATTTTAAATGCTTCATCGTCTGGCAAACTCTCTAATTTAACAGAGTTATATGGAGTTCTAGACTCTCTTGCAGCCTGTAATGTGTCTTCAGTATTTTTTCTTTTTTGATTTTCTTGAGCATCAACTGCTGACTGATTGTCTATATCAGTAACAGGATCACCAGATGGAAGAATAATAGGGGCATCGGGTGCAGGCAAACCAAGGCCCGGACCCTCTATTAATTTTACTTGTTTATCTTCTTGAGTTTTTAGATAATCTTTAGCATTTTGCGCCATACTAGCATTTTCTCTAGCAGCTTCATCCGCATCATTATCTAATTCTTGTTGTTTTTTATCTAATTTTTTTAGTTGTCTGCCTCTTATACTATCTAGTATAAGACTTAAAGCCACACCAGCACCTCCACCATACACAGCATCATCGTATGCACTTTGTCCAACTTGTACATCTGGGTTATAAATACCCTGTTCAATTAAATCTTGAGCTATACCAGCAAGTAATTCTTGTGTTCCCTCAGCAACACCAGCAGTCAATCCTCTTCTTATTTTGCCACCTATCGTTTTGATGGCAGCATCTCTATCTTTTTTACTAACTTTCTTTAATATTTTTAATCCAGCACCTAAACTTCTACTTAAAGCAGCAAAAGGTATGGCCTCTGATGTACCAACTAATCCGCTTAATAAAACAGCATCAGCTTTTTGTGAACCATCTATAATACCGCCACGTTCTAAAAAGTTAGCTATTCTATTCATTTGATCTTGCGATTGGACCGCAGCACCTTGTGTTGCCGCTGTACCAAATCCAAAACCAGCAACAGCTTTAGAACCTGCACCTAATGCAGATACACCTTTTGCAACCGCTGTGCCGGGTACAAAAAACGATAATAAAGAACCAAATGCTTGTCCTGACTTACTATAAGCACTGTCATTAAGATCAAAAGTATCTGCTATAGCTCTGCTTGCACCTCTAGAAAAATCTTGTGCGGCTCTGCCTATATCGCTTTCACCGGGCGCAACATCAAAGCCTAGTTTTTCACCCACAGATTCGCCTAATGAAGCTATACCACCGGGTACTTGTGCTAAAGATTGAAAAAATCCTCCTGCTATACCTTTTGGTACATCAATAAGGCTACCTTCTTCTTCTTCTGTTTCTGGAGCTTCTAGTAAAACACCATCTTCTCTAGCAATATAGTTTTGTATAAATTGATCTTCTGCAGCAGTAGGTCTATTACCAGCTATTAATATAGGGTATGTTTTACCAGTAAGATTACTTTTTACATTAATTGTACCCATTTATGCGCCTTTAAGATGACATGGCTGTTGCAACAGGTAGATTTACACCATAATCCTCTTTTAGAAGATTCATTAAATATCTTTCTTGTGCCGCTAATTGATTCCTAGTTTTATCGTCAATTTCTGATTGAATGTAAGCCAAGTCACCGGGCTTACCATAAAGCTGCTCTCTAGTTTTATTAAGATTGCTCATGATATCACTTGCAGTTAACTTGCCTTTCTTTCTGCCAGAAGCAATTTTTGCTCTAGCATTTATTAAATCAATAAGACCTTCTTGATATCTTTTGTTAGCATCTCTATAGGCTTCTAAGCCGGTAGAAGCCCCTTCACCCACTGCTTGACCCAAAGTTGGTGCATCTGATGCTAAAATACCAAAACCTGCCTGCGCAATAGCTAAAGCTCTATCTAAGGCTCTTTCTTTCTGCAAACCCTTTTGTAAGTTTAAAATATCTTGTTCTACAGAATCAGATACCAAAGGTATTATATCAGGCTCTATAGTATAATTAGATGTGTTACCGGCAACTCCTGTATTTTGTGCAGGAACATCTTTTGATATATCTTCAACATCAGTATTTTCTTTTATTTTTGCTTTATCTTTTTCTTCCATCTGTTTGATTATATCATCTGCAGATTTACCAGTACCAGCAAAACCATTTGACGCTTTTATAACGCCACCCTCAGCCATAGACTGTGGCTCTGCAAATCCTGAATATATGGGTCGAGCCATAGCCATACCATATTGACCAATTCCTGAGCTTCCTAGTCTTGTTCTCATTGTTCCTAATCTTTGCTGTGGTGGCACTCCAAATCTATTCATGGGCATTCTCGGACCACCCTTACCACCAATACCAAAAGGTGGTCTAGGCATAGGAAAAGGCCTTGCAGGCAATGTAGTGGCTATTGGTGTCAAAGGGCGAGGTTGAATATTTGGTTGTTGTGTGGGTTGAGTTGCAGGTGTATTTTGTTGATCCTGCAACAATTTTGCATTTTGTAGTGTAGCTTGTTGTATATTTTCTAAAGCCTGAGCATTTTGACTTACACTATCAGCAATACCTTCTATAAGACCGCCCTCTGCGTAAGAGTCAACTTCACCACCCATCTTCATAGTTTTAGGCATCATAGATCCTATGCCACCTGACTCAACACTTGCAGGAGCCATTGCTTCTGACATGCCCATCATACCTGACTGAGGAACACCAGCCGCAGCAACAACTTCTTCAGCAACGGTTGGTTCTTGCTGTGCTTGTCTTGCAGCAAACTCTCCTTTTACTCTTTTACGTCTATTTAACTCCGACAATACAAGAAACTGAGGCGCAGAGCCGCTTGGCTGCTGCATTTCTTTTATTAACTGATCTTCAGAAAAGTTTTTTAAATCATCTTGTATTTGTAAAACGTTCATCATCCGCCTGTTAATCCTCTGTATAATCCTAATCCAGCTATTCCCGTGCCTAATAAATCTTGTATAGGATTGTATTGTTGAAATTTAGTGGTCTCTGTAGATGGCTGCACTGGAACACCACGCAAAATAGATGATAAGAATGTTAAATCTTCTCTTGGCATATCTCTTTGCCTTACAAAATCCTCATAAGCCAAGTCTAATCCTGCTTGCTCTCTTGCTTGTCTGTCTTTAGCAATCTTTTCTAATAACTGTGCAGACTCAATATCACCGGCTCTTGCTTTCTCACCTAATGCTGCAAGTTGAGCTGATTGCCCAGACAAACTCTCTGCCGCAGATAAGCCTTGTCGCTCTGCCGCTAACCTTGCTTCTCTGTCTCTTTGAAACTGTTGCTGCGCTTGTTCAAATGCTTTTTGTTGACCAACCGCTTGTATTTCACCTAACTGTCTTTGCAGACCCTCTCCTGCAAGCGCCTGTGCTACAGCCTGTCTAGAGCCGCCAAATGCACCAGCCTGTACAGCGTCAGCATCTCTACCTGCTTGTTGCCTGTTAAAATCTAATACAGCCTGTCTTTTCTGTACATCTAATACATTTTGTAAATATGGTGACATATATTGTTGAGCCTGCTCAGACCCAAAGTCCTGTGATTTAAAACCAAGCCCCTCTAAAGCTCTTCCCATACCTGCTGTTGTACCCGCTGTTGCTTTACCTAGACCCGGTATACCACCCTCTGCTACAGATCTGGCTATTTCTCTTGATCTTTGTGTATCTAAGTTCTCATCTGCTAGTCTTTGACCTTGATACGGTGTATATTCTCTCTTAGACTCAGCCTCAGCCCGTTTAATCATGTCTATAGCATATGGCTCAAAATATTTAGGTAATGAGCTTTGTACTATATTTTGTTCTGTTGGTTGTGCTGGCGCTCTTGATCCACCTTTACCCATTATCTATCTCCATTCTATAAGCTATATATTCAGGTTCCCAATTATATTTTTTTAATACTTTCATCCATGCTTTTCTTCCATAGCCTTCCAAATGATTACACTCACAGTCTTTTGCAAAGCTAGACAATCTTTCCATAGCTATAGGCAACCATTCCATCATACGTTTGCCACCTATCCAATCCATAGCCATAGCTTTCCTGTTAGGATATTCTATTATTCTTGTTGTAATTGCTGCTATCACTCTCTCATCTTCCTTATCATCTATAATCAACCAAAGATTATAATATCCTTCATGTATATGCCTATAAATATCATCGATGTGATATTTACCTGCGCTAGTCTGGATTGCTTTATTTAATAAACCACTTACATCATCCCAAACTATATCTATTGCCTCACGAGGCACTGCTGTGCATATCATGCAGGCAACATCATCTCATCAGGTATAGCAGGTGGCTGTGTCTTACCGCCTGTTCTTAGTTCTCTAACTCTATCCATCATATCTTCTAATTTATTAGCACCTGCATCTGAGGAGCCGTTTCCGAGGCCACTAACAACGTCAGCAGGCACAACAAACTCGCCATCAGAAAGTAATACATCTTGATCTCCTTCCATAGAGGCAGGTATCATATCAGCCATGCCATCTCCTGCACCGCTTACCATACCATCGCCCTCGCTAGGAATAGCTGGTATTTCACCAGATTCAACTCTGTTAATTAAATCTTGTAACGCTTCTTGACCAAACTGAGCTACAAATTGTGCTAATATTACACTTTGTCTGTCAGTGTCTATTATTTCACCTTGTAAAACGTCAATAGTGCTACTAATTAATTCTTTATCATTCATTCCTTGATCTGTCATACCACCAATACCTGCATCCATAGCCATCTCCATAGCATCTACTTCACCGCCTTCTGCAAAGTTTCTTGGTATCATGTAATTAAATTCACCCATTTTACCAGCATCGTATCCCATTTCTGGAAATATAGATGTATTTTTTATAGGCATACCTCTTGGCATTTCTGGATCTTCTTCGTCTTCTCTATATTTTGGCATTATCATAGAGTCTGCAGCTAATCCACCTATACCAGCACCTAAAGCCTCTGGTCTTGTCAACATCTCTGTAAAGCCCGGAACTGCACCTGTAGTTCCTCCTTGCATTGTCATAGCTGATGGCAAATTAGGACCAACAGCACCTGTAGAAACGCCTGCAGCAGGAGCGGCTGGATTACCACCAAATGCACTTGATCCACCTATAGCGCTACCGATGCCACCTAAAGCAGCACCTGTTAAAACATCTTGTGTATCACCACCTTGCAGCAAAGAACCTAAACCACCACCTATGGCACTGGCTATCATTGGGCTTGCAACTAAATTAAATCCCGCTGGACCTAATATTGCTGGTGCCGCTAAACTAAGTATTGCTGATAACATATTACGCTCCTAATGCTTTCATTCTGTTTATTAAACGTTTTGCTCTGTTAGGTACTTGTCTTCTCCATTTCGAGTCATACATCTGATTTGCGCTCTCAGTAAAGTCCATAATTGATATACTTGCTCTAAGTTTACTAAATTTACTTAGCCTTGTGTACCCCAAATTGTACATCATATTACATAAAATTAACTGAGCATCTTCTGGTAAATCGTCAAAGTTACCAAATAAATTTTTACAATCCGTTATAGTTCCTTGTATATCGCTATCAAAACAACTGTTTACACGCTCCTCGCTAACAGGCGTTCCTACAGGTTGTCCATGTTCTGGATCAGAATCAAGCACCAAATGGCCAATCCCAAAAGTAGGCAAGTTAAGGTGATCCAAGTAAATTGCATGTACTTTTCCTTCATCTGCTTCTAATTCTTGTCTTAATTTTTCAATATCCATTATAATCTCCAAAACTTTACGTAAAGTTTTATTTTTTATGTGCTTTTCTTATGCTTTCTTTACCTTTTTTAAATATACTAGCGACCTGCGCTTTACCCATAACCTTTGCTCTTTGTTCTCCTACAGTCAATATTTGGATCTTTCTTGCATAAGGCTTACTAACTCTTTTAACTTTTGCGACTGTCGCTCTAGCATCTGCTGGAGTAGCAAATTTAATTCCAACTGTGTCTTTAGGGTTTTCGTCAGTGTACAAACGTCTACCAGAACCTTTTGGTTTTTTTCCTGTTCCAACTTTGGGATCTCTTTTCTTAGCCATTTTTCTTCTTATCCTAAAAAGCCTATCTGACATTATCTTTTAACTGTTTGTTTTGCTCTTCTAAAGTTTTTAGCTGTAGGTGCGCCTTTTGCACCTTTCTTTCTCATCTTTTCGCCACTACCAGCTTTTATTCTTTTTCTTTTTTTATGTATGTTTGCGTATAAACTCATAACATGTATCCTTAAATGTCTAAATAAATCTTGTATTACTTCGTCAAGCCTTTCTGCTTCTCGTAGGTTCTGAGCGTTCCAATTCCTAACATGCCACCGAGAACAGTTAAAAGTGTACCCATATCAAATTCAGGCAAATCTGGTAGTTCTAAACCAGCAAAACTTGCGCCAAATATAATTAGATCTTTTACGATAAAGTGATAGGCAAAAGCAATCGCACAGACCCACCCAACTGCTGGGCGCCAGCCGCCCTTAAATATAGATCCACTTGCCGCCTCTGCTTTGTTAATTTCTAACTGAGCAAGCAACGCCTCTTGAGCATGTTTTTCAGACATCGTGGCTATCTCGTGTGCCAACTTAGCCTTTTGATCTGCATCAGGTATAAACTTATCTAGTAATCCTGTAACTGGTCCTATAAGAGCTTGTAACATTAATATACCCTCACTTTATCTTTATTAACATATGGAACAAGTTTACATATACATTCGTATGTATATTGTTCATTGTCTTTCATGTATGTTTGATTACTTAACATTTGACTAAAATCCATACATGATGCCGCACTTCTAAAATAAATTCCGTCTCTATCAGCTACTCCGTTAAGATAACATGCCAAGATAAATGCTGTCATTATAAATCTACCTGTGGAGTTCTATGTATTGCAAACTCTTGTATACTTGCAGTAATATGCAATCTATCTGCTGTTGCTGCTGTAGCTTTTAATACCTCACCTTCTTGCAATATCAAATCTCTTGTTAATAACTCTATTGAGGTATTTGCGGCAACTGCTTTTACATTAAAAAGATTAAACACATCACTGCCATTTGTAACTGTTAGAGTTATTGTGTCTGCGCTACCAGAGTAATTTGATACTATAATGCTATTTACAACAGATGCGTTAAAATCTCCTACAGTTGGTGCTGTATATAAGGTTGTAGCACTTGTTGAAGTTAAATCTAACTTAGCATTTGTTAAACCTTGTACATATTGTGGTATACTTGTAACTAACATTATCTTCTTCCGTCTTGCACAACATTTACTTGAGGTGAGCCTAATTTAAATTTTGTACCTAAACTAGTAGATTCAACACGCACCGCAAACGTTCTACCCCTTACCCTAACATCTAACTTATTAGTATAAGCCTCTACTGGCGTGGTTGCAGATCTTTGTGCCGTATTACTGTCATCTGTTTGGGTAAAACCAGATCCGCTATGTGTTCTTGCTTTTATAGTAAAATCAACACTAGGATTTATTGCTGTAGAGCCAGAAAAATTTACATCCGGAATTATGGAATTTATAAAGCTGAATCTATCTGCTCCGCTTAAAGCTAAAGGTGCAGATTCGACAAAAGCTGTCATAGCCGATCCATCATCATCAAACCCTGTTTCATGGCTAAACAAATACTGCCCACCAGTTGCTAAAGGCAAAGCTCTAATACCTCTATCTAACCATGCTTGCCTAGCAAGTGTGCCAAAGTACCATATGTTTTCTATATAATTATATATTACATACTTATCTATTTCTGTGCTGCTTGCGCTTGGATAAAACCATATAACTTCGCCAAACTCTGTATTAGCTCCTACATGCACCTTATCTCTTTCTTCAATATTTAAATCTAAAAATACCTTATCTTTTACACTACAAGGTAACTGTTGCGTTTGACCGGCATACAAATAAAATGTGTCAACGCCCATCCAATAAACGCTATCGTCTATAGCTATTGCTGAACTAGGACTCATTATTGTAATATTTTTTGATAACTCTTTTATACCAAAGGTAAATGGCGGTCCTATAAATCTCATAGAATGTAAAGTCTTATTTGTGTAAACTAGTATCTGCTCTTTTGTTTCAACGGCTTGCACAAACTCAGACCCTCCACCAAGCCTCAAATCCCCTGCTGTATTAGTTGTTGTTGGGAAAAAATCTATAGGATTTTCTTGTGATGAAAATCTAATTAACAAGGGATCTTGTATACCATCACCTTGTGTTGCTGTGGCACTTGCACCCAAACCATCACATCCAAAAGCTATAAGATGTCTGTCTTGATCTGACACTAATATTTGTTTTGCTATTGTAGGAACACTTGTCTTTGTCCCTGCTCTAGTAGACAGCTCCACTGCACGATTACCAAAGCCATTTGTTTTATCCCAATAAAATACACCGCCATCTCTTGCATTAATAATTAAATCCTCACCAAAATTGTCATGTGACCATAATCTTATCTGCGCACCAGACACTGTAACAGATGCTGCATTACCCCAGCCTACAAAGTCATTGGAAGAATCATCATTACCTACAGCCAATCTTACAAGCGTATTATCTGCATGTGTTGCTGCGGTTGTACCGCTATGTCCACGAGTTACAGTCATCGTATTATCATCAGATGTTGCTGACACAAGCATAAGTTCGTTATCTACTAGAATTACATCGTTTGCTGTATTCATGCCAGTTTCGTCATCCACATCAACATCAGTTTCACTAGCATCTAATGCTTCATTAAGTTGTGTCGCTAAAGCGCCAGATGTTGTACCACTCCATTGTCCAGCACCCCAACCAGTTCCACCAACTGTTACATCTAGCCCTGTATTTATTTGATATACACCTACAACACTACCGCCACCATTACCCGTATCAGAGGAGTTAGCTGCCACGCTTGATGTTATTGTATACGAATTAGAACTTATCAATGATGTTATCTGAAACTCTGCATTTAATATTGTATCTGTTATCACTCCACCTAAACTAACAGCACCAGAAAAAGTAACAAAATCATTTTCATTAGCACCGTGAGCAGGATCTAAAACAGTTATGGTAGTTGAGCCATTTGTTGCAGAAAAAGTAACATCACCGGCACTAGTTGTAGATCTTATTGGTGTTATATCGTTAAATGTTTGGCCCTCTTCAATATAATACTTTAAGTGCGTTCCTATACCTAATAAGTCAGATCCATCTAATGTAACCCAATTAAAAAGTCTTCTAGCACTACCCTGAAATGTATTATTGCTTTGCTTAACCCAACCACCTATTTTTTCTGGGTAACCTAATCTAAACCTAATTTTATCACAATCAACATAACCACCCTCATTACTATAAGGAGTGATGTCTGATATTATTCCTGATTGAAATGTTAATTTGTTAAATGGCATTAGAACGCACTCACTGATTTAGTTCCTGTATATTCTGTCTCATCAAGACTACCACTTCCATCATTAATATCTTTCATGGCAAAAGGTCTACCACTACCATCACTGCCAGATATAGTGCCAGTTAGGCTAAAAGACCCATCAGTTGTAGATCTTGTTTGTGTATTAGTAGCACCAGCAGCAACTGTCACATTGTCAAAAGGGTCTGCGCCAGTTAACACACATGATATAGCTAAATTGTTTGTAAAAGCTATGGTTCTGCCACCACCTGCTACTGTATTGTTTGGTATTTTTATATTAGTAATAGTTGGGTCAAGACTTGTGGAAGCCCCGAGTGTGTTTAGATCAATCAAAGAATTAATTCTAAAGTCAGTATTACTTCGTTTTACGATTTGTACACCAAGCGTAAATGTTTCAGATCCTTGAGAAATTGTTCCTAAAACAAAATTTCTACTATTAGTAGATGAACTTGTTGGAGATGTAAATGTTGTGGGACCAAGTCCAGAGCCACTGAGTGTAATAGAAAATCCAGATACACCTATATTTTCAAAACTTGTACCACAAATAGTAGCAAATTGCGAGGCCGTTGTTGATGCTCCGCCACTTAAAGAGCCAGTATTACTTCCGGGATTACTTGGTGCTGTTATTATTTCTGAATTAGGTACATAATGTGTTGTGGATGAAGAAAAAGAACCTCTGAATCCCTGAGCGCAACTTACTCCTGTTGATGTAATATCAGCATCTCTAGTGACTGATGACACAACCACAGTAGAATTGTCTGCTTCACTTATTGTTGTTGTGCCAGTATTACTTGTGCTACTTTCTGAACTTGTAAATGTTAATAATTCAGATTTGACTTCACCATTTCCTTTTAGATTCATAGTTGTACTTGAGTTATTCGTTATGGGAGATCCAGAAGAATTAATAATATTATTACCATTTGTGTCTAATATAATTTTTTTATGCGCTGAGTCATCTGTCATAGTTAGATTACCAGTTATGTTGCTAGTTAATCTAAAAAACTGTACAGGTAATTTACTTTTTGTAGTTCCAGCTTTTTCGTTTAATGTTCCTGCTGAATCTACTTCTGTAAAAGCCACGCTTGATATTAATGGTACTGACATGTGTCACCTAAAATTTAACAGTTTCAGAAAATGAAAATCCAGTGCCATTGAATATACCTATCCCTAACTCGGCACTGCTTCCTAGAGATATACCGTTTGACACAACTGCACTATTGTTTGTCCAATCTATTGTCATACTATTTGAACTAGATGTCTTATCTATGATTACATATTGACCAACAACTAAATTAGTTACAGCCACTCTGACTGTTTGACTACCGCTAGAAACTGTAAGAGGCTGATAAACTGAGGTGGCTCCACTTGGAGTAACAGTTACAGTGCCAGAAACAGTCAAAGCGCTTTTTGCTTCTACTAAATTTTGATTAAAATATGTAGAAAATGTTTGCACTTTAGTTTGTTTCATAGTGCCGCCATCATTTGTGACAATTCCATCATCATCTGCAACTGCGTCTGTACCAACAGTTGTGCCACCATCCATAAGATTTAACTCTGCTCCAGTTGAGGTTATGGCAGTACCACCTAATTTTAAAGAAGATATGTCTAGGGTACTTGTAATGTCAGTAACAACTGCATTTGTGCCACCGCCATCGCAATGCACTATTTTAAAAGATCCATTTGGTACAGTAACATCTTTTGACGTATCTGGAGATGTTGCTGTTTGTTGTCTAATTATAATATTATAAGGACCACTACTAGCAGCATCTGTTGTAGCATTATGAACAATATATACCTTATCTTGATCGTTAGGATCTATCGTAACAATATTATCCGCACCTAAAGCACCAGTAAAAGATAAAACTTTATGTCCACCTTGAGATAATGTGCCATCAGAAGTTGTAATAGTAGTTGTTGTGCCTGTTACTGCCACAGACAACACCCCATTTATAGCTCTATCTATTATGTCAAAGTTATTATTAGTTGTTGTACCCCAAGCACCAGCTTGCTCACCAGCACCTATTTTTTCAACTCCTATATTAGATGTATATGTACTTGCCATTACTACCTCACTATTTCTGTGTATATTTCTGTGCCGCTAGGCGTTATCTCCGTATAAGTTTCAACACCAGTAGGTGTTATATCAGTATAGCCAATACCCGGTGTAGGCGCACCTGCAGGTCTTTTTTCCACAGGTAATGAAACACTATTAATCTCTACAAACAGTATATCTCCAGATGATGTTTTTGTAAAATTTAAATCTTGTGAAGATATACCTGTGAGTATGGCGATGCCATCTGTTGTCTGTGTAAACGCACCACTCATAGTTATATCAGTAAAGTTTACTATCTTTATATCATCTGTAGTTTGTGTAAAACTAGAACTAACTTCAGCGTTTACACTGCCAGTAATAAGTATACCTGCTGTTGTTTTAGTGAAATTACCATTTAAAGAAGCAATACCAACAAGTGTTCCAGATCCTATGCTAGAGCTTGATCCAAGAGCATTCATCTCTGCTGTAGCTACTATTAATGCACCACCTACATCAGCAATAGCGCTTTCGGTAATGGCAGCATGTCCAAGCATTACTTCACCTCATCAGGAAAATCATAAATGGGTGCTTTGCCCGTTGGCTTATTGTCACTGTCTACAGGCACATCAAACAACTTCATAAACTCTGATAACTTAGTGCAGTTATTTATTTTAGTTTCTATATTTGCAGTTGCAGTTCTCACATCTGCTCTATACTTAGAAATATCACTTGGAATAGCTGTATCTGTTTCCGATTTTCGGGTCACATACCAATCAGAAAAAGCAAGTAAATTATTAGCTGTTTTTTTCGTCTGTATAATCCAAATTGACTTTAACCCTAGTGTAACTAGTTGTTTCCCTGTCTCAGGATCTATGACTGCTTTCCCATCTTTGTCTACTTCATTTGTATCTGCTAGTTTTTTTTCAATACCTTTTGACCAATAAAATCTTTCATCATAGCTTGTGTCAGCGTCATTTTCCCAAGTTAAACCAAAACCTTTTTTGTCCTCATCAGACCATATCATCCAATTACTAGGATGCTTTATTCCATCTTTGTCTGTCCAACTTCTACCTTCTTTTATGTTAACACCATTGTGTTTCCAAACCATTGTTATCTCCTAATTTGCATTAGCGTATTTAAAAGGCACTCCAGCAAATGCCATGTACACAATTAATTCATTAGATCCATTTTCATAAACATCACTACTTTTTAATTTAAATCCATTAGATAAAAAATCCATATCGTATTCATTTGTTATTTCTGCTGATGTAGAATTAGCCAATAGTAAGTGTCCACCATCATCGTTTTTTGGTTGTCTTGTGGTGTCATTTATTCTCCAATCAGCGCTTCTAGAACCATTTTTTAACATAACCCAAGCAGGTTGAAATCCAGTATAAATAAAAGGCCCATCATTATTTGAATTTCCTATAAAACTACCAAACTTTGAAAATCCCTCTATGTCAGTCCAGCAATAAGCGACCACACCTCCGTCTGAATTTGTATGTCTTCTTGATCCCACAGAAAATACAGTAGATGTAGGTGCGGTGTCATTCCAAAATCCTGAGCCATCATATGTTGGGTTATTGCCTGACACTGAAGCCAATATAAGTGTATCTGTTTCTGGTGCTGTGGTGTTTTGTTGATGATAGACTGCACCATCATTAACATTCAAAGGTATGGTAATTATCCATTTTGGAACAGCGCCTAAGCCATGCGCTACAGTTGATGCGGTTCCATTATTTCCAGTGCTATCACCAGTATAAGTTACAATGCTAAATCCTGCTGTTGTGTTAGCCTGTATGACGCTATCAATAGATCCTATGCTCGTTGCACTTGCATCATTTGTAGTTGTTGTTCCTCCATTTGCCCTCCAATTAAAAGTAGTATAAGTTCTTAAATTTACATTATGATTTGTGGATGTTCCTAATCTAAATCCATCAGAGTTAAACGCCAATATTCCATCTGTATCATTACTTTCACCGCCACCTGTAGATAAAAAAACATCTTTGTGAACACCTCTTGATGAATCTGTAGCTAAATTATGTGTCGATGCACTACCTCTAGCAAATGTCCAAATTAAATCAGGTTTAAAATTTAAACCAGATATATCTGTATTAATTGTGTTATTGCCCGTGTAGTTTAATACATCCATATAACTATCTGCCTGTGTTGCAGAATTAGGACCTATGGTTGGTTCAGCCATATTACTAGTGCAAAGAGCCAAACAATTAGTTGGTACAGCATATTTAAAATCACCAATGCCATTTGCATCTGAATTTCCACCACTTGATTCTTGACCAGCAAAGGTGCTATCCTGTCCAAAGTTTGCAGAGTATGATGAAGAATAACCAAGATACGGTAACCAATCACCTTCAGTTAAATCTATAGTCGCTATTGGATTTGCACCAGTTGAAGGGTTTCCAGTATTACCATCTGCATTATTTAGATAAGTTCCATTTCTGTGTACAAAGAATTTACCATCAGATAATATTGCTATCCCAGCCACATCTCCATTACTGAAAGCAGTATTTGCAGTTAAATCTTCATCATTAGAAGCATCTGTGTCAGTAGTAAAGTACCCTCTTGGAGAACTTGAAAGCATACCTTTGATTGGGAAAGTATAACCACCTGAGTTTGCATGAGGATTTTTATTATTTATACCATTATCTCCAATAACACCAAAATATGTTCTTGCACTATCTATGCTATCAAATCTTAGTTCAAAATAAACACCACCTTGAGATACTATTTGATTGATAGCCATAGTACCAAAAACATTTGTAGCATTACCACCTGATACAAATTTTAAAGCGCCCTCAGTAAAAGTGCCTACATAAGATTGCCCGTATCTTCTTGCTATAGGATTTAAGGTACAAAAGTTATTTTCTGGG